GGCGTTGGTGTTGGCGTTGGTGTTGGCGTTGGAGTCGGTGTTTCTGTAGGGGTAGGTGTTGGTACTGCGAGGTTGATTTCTTCTATACTCGGTGGTCGTAATGGTGTACGGCTATTTGTAATACCAGTAATTGCTGAACCTGTATTAAAATAAAAGAATGTAAAGAACTTATTTGTATCAGTAGTGAGTGTAATACTCGTGGTAACGTTTACTTGAGAGGCAGAGGAAGACACTCTCGGAGTCGTACTAACTAAAAGTTTACAATCATTAAAGTTTCCGCTATTAAACTGGTTTTGAAACGTGACTCCTGAAATAGAATCAAGTAACAAAGTAAACGTGTTAACAGCGTTTTCTACTTTAAAATAGTATTGTGTGTCTACATCTACATCAAAAATTTGACCGTCTGTGTTTATTAATACCACTGTCGGGGCAGGTAGAGGCGCAAAAAACGGTCTTAGAGCTTCTACTAAATCGATTAAACGTGTTCTGAATTCTGCAGACCCGTCTTCTTTATAACCGACAAAAAAATCTCCAGTTAATAATTGAACTCTACTATCAAAATCTGTAAATCTCTTATCGGCCATATCTCTTATTTATATAAACTTTACTGTATGTATTTAATATAACCTCCAAGTATAGAAATTAGATCATCCCCGCTAATAGAACCTATACCATTTTCTGATAGCAAATTAATTAACGCCCCTAATTGTATTACTTTTATACCAGAAGAATACGGTGGTGTATATGGCGTGAATGTACTCCACCCTGGGGAGCCTGACGGGTAAGGGTTTACAGTTTGTCTAAAAACGTGTTTTGTTAAAGAACCGTAACCAGCTTTGTTTTCTAAAATTACATCTATGTATCCCGGGTTAACAGCTGTCGGCGCGATAAAACTAACCGTGTTATTGTCTAATTGAATAAAATCAGATGAAAGTAATTTTATACCAAAAAACGACGGATACCGAGACGATAACTGAGGATGATATGAGAATGGGGTTTGTAGTGTTGGGAACTCAAAGCAACCGTCACTTGAAAGGTATACATTTTGTATATCTAAAAATGAGTTACCAGTTATAATAAAGTTTTTTGTTGCAGAAGTACTAAACGAATATGTTTCGATACGAGAAGGTTGAGGGTGACTTGAAAGCGAAATTCTTTCTGTAGTTTCTTTTTGTTTATCCTTTAAAAGCTCGTCTAACGAATATTTCGAAGTTAAAGTTGGTAATATTGAAAAATCCGCGTTTACAGTATAAATTTCTTTTTCGGGTTCTGTTGGAAACGCTTTAAAAATCCAACCTTTAATAACAAATGTTGTATCTGCTTGCACTCGTGCAACAACTGTTGATGTAATTTGATCTGGATAATTAAAATTTATACTACCTGACCATTCAACTCTCGCGCGTATCTCATGCTCAGGCATTTCAGGTATTCTCCAAGAAATAACAAAATATGGATCACAGTACGGTAAAAAGTTACTAATACATTGATCCATATCGGTTTGATACCTTGTTAAAAAGGATAAATTTAATGTTAGATCAATTGGTACAGGTTGTGGTAATCTTCTTAGCGCATGAGGGGTTTCAACTAAAAAATTTGATCCAGCGATCTTATTAAAAACACGTGCCGGGTCTCGACTAATTCCGCCTATAGAAACCGCTGCGACAGGTAGTTGAAGATTTTGTGCTCGGTTGAGTAAGTCATGTAGAACGCGCTGTTTTGGTGCATAAACAAAACGCACTCTTATCCTATCTCGTACATTTTTATGTACGTTATGACGTTTTACGACTATGTCATCCATAGCCGAAATAAACATAGTAATCAGTCTCTCGACTTCAAACTGAAACGAGTAGCTTCGCATTTAGTTACTTAAGCTAAAAAAACTTAAGAACTTTTTAATCTTCTAAATCTCCGTAACCAGATCTTGTACGTCTGAAGCTATTATCAAGCTCTCTCTCAACTTCTGTCTGAGAGAGTCTACGATCAGTATCAGTTACATCTTCGGGGTCGATGTAATCTTCATCTTCAATAAAAGCTGCATCTCCTTCAGCCCCACTTAAAGAATTTTGTGCAGGAAGTATTGCTTTAATATTCTTTAACTTATCAGCTGTCGTTAAACCAATCAGTTTAACGATATCAGACCACTCTACATCTTCATTTTCCGGTATTTTTTCCCAGGCTTTTACAAGTACTTCTTCCTCATCCACTGTTACTTCTTCGACAGGGAAATTTTTTGCTCTAAAGAAGACAGAAGCTTCTTCTTCATTTGGTATTGTAATTTTTTCTCTTTCTGGTTTTACAGCAACTGGTTCAGAATCTTCTTCTCCGACAGCAGCTACAACCTCGTTCGCAACTTCGTCAACATCTTCCGGTGTTGGATCTTCAGCTAATGTAGTACCTGCTTTAGGTCCTGATCTTTCATCAGTAATAATTCCATTATCTTTCATTGCGTTATATACAACCCGTGCAGCATATTTCGCCTTAGTTGGGTTTAGCGGGGTATGAACGACGATTTTATTTGCAACAACATCTGTTTGAAATAATCTATACGGTAACGGTGAATGATTATTTCTAGTGCGTAAATAATCTACAACATCATCTATAACTCTTGCAGCTTGATCGTGTGTAATTTTATAATTTGCTGTATCAGTAAAATTTACTGATGGCCCTGTTGCCGCTCCAATTCCAGGGCCTATACCCGGAACTAAGTCTATAGGCATATCTTCATTAACTCTATTAAGATATTTTTCGTATAGTTTATCAAAAGCTGTCATATGTTTATTTATGGCTGCTTGTTAATATTTACGATGAAGGTGCTTCTGTAAAACGTATATAATTAAAAAATAATTGTTTATCGTAACCTTCTAAAATGTTTTTTTCAATGCATTGCGTGCAAGGTTGATAGATTGATTTTAATCTATCTTTGCCTACATAACCTCTTCCATAGCATTTTTTACAATTCCTTTTAGGGGGACAGGAAAGCGGAATTTCTCCTTCTTGTAAATTATTGAGTTCATCTTCCTGTAATTCATACAGTTCACCACTATAAACATTAAAAATAGTTTTCATTATTCAACAGTTATTTCGAGTATTCTATCGTAAAAATTAGATACAGTTTTTACAGAATGTTTTCTATACTCTGTAAGTTTCTTTGTTATATCAGAAGCGCGTTTTGAGAGTGTGTTAATTCTATAATCAAAATATATTAAACCGCTTTCTGGATAATACTCCACATTAAACGGTATAGGTATCTCGTAATTATCTGTACTGTTTTTTGTGTTTTGTAAAGTTATCTGCATACAGTAGTGTACTCTTTTAAAAAGAATTAACTTACCACTCTTTACCATTTTTTTATTGAGGTAAAATTGCAAATTTCGTTGGAGCACTTGGGTTAAAACATCAGTGCCAGGTATATAATCTATAAGGGTTAAATCAGGTTGCATATTAGTTATTCATAAATTGTGCTTTTTCTCCACTAGACATTGGGGCGATTTTTTCAGAAAAATACTTCCAAAAATCATCCGGCGGTGTTGATTTTATTACAGCAACAAGATCGCAATCATTACAATTTACTGCTCGAAAGTTTTGATAAAAAACATCCCACACAATTAAAAGATTTTTACTCGCAGGGTTATATTTTAATTGCCCGGTAGGCGCGGTGTAGTTTAATATGCTACGTCCTTGCGCAGACATTAAAAGAAGAGTATCATTCGTACAAAGCATTCTTCGCTGTCTATTGTACCCTAATTTTTGATTTCTTCTCAAAAAACGAATTTCTGCCACGTGGTTTTTAAGAACTAATGCAAGTGCTGTTCTACTTACTCGCATGTTATCTTAGTTATTTCTTTTTCTTAACTTTTGTTTTTGTAGCAATTTTTTTACCCGGCGTAAGAGGTGTTTGTTTTTTTGGTGAACAGACCCCAAACAACCTTGCTTCATTAATAAATATTAGTTGCTTACCGTTTTTCATAAACGACCGGATACCTCTGTCTCCTGGAAAAATAAAATGCGTACCTGGTACCTTAAGATTTTCGCTTCTTACGTTAGGCCCTGCTAAGATTACTCGACCAACTCTCCAAGCTTTTTGCTCTGCAACAGCTTCAGGGATATATATACCGTTACGTATTATTTCTTTACCATTTTCAGACAAATCAGCGTATTCACCCATAATGACGTCGTCGAGTACTTCTGTAATCTCGTAGTCTTCTGGTAAAGCTGCATTGGCATATTGTTCGAGTTCAATTAAACCGTGGTTTTCTTGTGAAAGGGATGCTTGTTGTTGATACATATCGTTGTGTAATTACTGTTGTTTTTTTAAAAACTCAACTAATTCTTTACGTTCATTGATTTCTCTTAATGAAATTTGTAACGAATCAGCTAAAAGCTTATTTTGTTGTTCTTCTTCCTTTGTTGTTTCTTTTTTTTTCTTTTTTATATAGTTAAATTTTATATGTCTTTTTGTTGCTGGATAAAGTGTTAAAAGTAATTTGAAGTGTTTATCTTTTTCTAAATTACCTAAAACATTTACAGTCTCATTCAGAGCAGGTGTAAATTCATATGCGCCAAATGTCAGCCATCTTGTTATTAAAAACGGTGTATACTCTTCTAAGGGTAATTCACAGTTTTTAGTAACAGTAATAGCTTTAAGATAATCAAAAAGCATTACACAATAACTTTACTTGTAGCTATATGTATATCGTGTATCATGCCATGAAAGACTCCTATTGCATCTTGTAAAAATGCGCCAATTTGCTCATTATTTAAGTTTGTTGAGTACGCAAAATCAGGGGCCTTTGTACCTGCGTTTATATTAATACCTGTATGAATTAAGACTGCACCGCCAACCTCTGCAGCAATACTCACCGAAGCTTTTTTAGGTACATTATTTTCATCAACAACCATCATGTCATCGCCTTTTACGTATCCTTCTTTTTGTAAATATTTTGTGCAAAGTAAAGAGCCAAGTTGTGCGTTATATAAACGCTGAAAGCATACCCCTCCAAACAAACTGCAATCTGGTATTTCAATTAAAAAATTCATTGCAAGATCTGAGTAAATATAATCTTTATTTAAAGAATCTTCTAAATCGATAAGATTTGTAGTTACCTCCATGGGTGCCACAAAAGCAATTATATTACCTTCTCTGTTTACATCTTTTTTAAGAAATTTATACGCGAAACGTTCGTGAAGAACCGAGCCGTCGTAAAAACTGCAACCTGTTATTTCTTTTAGTTTATCTCGTGTTATTATCATAATTTTTTTATTTTAAATGCTGTTTAAATATTTTCCATATTCACTTAAAAATACTTTTGCACTCGCATTCCAATCTTGTGTTAGCATCGAATCACCTAAACCGTAATGAATAATGTTTATAGGCATAACCCCTATAGAAATATTTTCTTTTAAACACTCCATACAAAACGCTATATCGTAGTGATGAAACTTATAATTTTCATTAAACCGAGCTTTTGTTTTTAATAATTCTTCCACATTTACTGCAATAAAGACCCCATCAACGACTTTTGCTTTATCAAATGTTTTACCAAAAACTGTTGTAAAAATAACATTATTCTGGATATGTTTTACTTCCCCGACATAACTCTCTTGTTCAGTCATTAGATGCCATGCTGGTATAATATTGCTATCTTTTTTAAACACTTTCGCCCCTGCAAGCCCGGTTACCGTGAATGGAGTTTTATTAATATGTTCGTACAAAAACAAACTATCAATTACAACATCATCGTGTACGAAAACAATAATTTGATTTTTATATTTATCTGTTAAAAAACGATTATAAGCACTTGAAAGCCCTTGGGTGTTATTAAAAATAATTTCTACAGTTAACTGTTCGTCTGTATATAATTTTTTAAGTCTTTTAAGAGATTTATTTAACGGTCGCTGTTCAAACTCTTCTTTGTTTTTAGCTTTTGTAGATGTTACAATACATACTTTTTTCATAATATAAAATAGGGGTTTGTGTAATCAAAAGTAGATGTTTCCTGTAACTTTTTATTCTCGGTAAGAGTAAAAATAATACCATCTTTTTCTACACACTTACTTTTTTCAAATTCAACTGTACAAAATGTATCTTCATCTATAAACAGTGTTGATCCAGCTTTAACTACGTTGAATTTATTTTCCGTACATTCATACACCCAGCTAGTTAATAGCCCGGTATATGCAGAATATGTTTTTTTAATATCCCCGTTATTTTTTTGTAAATGATAGGGTATAATAGAACTATCAACTTCGAATTCGGAGTGTTCTGGAAATTCTTTAAAGTTATTTATAATACCGTTATGGGAAACATAATACGTACCGAAGTTAAACGGGTGAGTTGTATCGTATTGCCAATCCTTTTGGGCGTGGTTTGTTGGAGCTCTTGAATGTAGCGCAATATAAACTATATCGCTAAGCTTAGTTTTTAACTCTCGTAATAAATCTTTTTCCGTAAACGGTTTTTGTTGTTTAAACACTAAACAGTCATCTGAAAAAATAATTAGAGCACCAGAACCATTGTGCCCTCTTTCCAGACCTTTTGTATATAACTTTAAAGCTTTTTCAAGTGAGGAAGACCCAGAAATAGCACACATTATTTTATTATAGGCTTACAATTATATTTTTTCCAATCAATTTCGATACTATATTCAAGCGGATCAATGATACCAGCCTCTATGAAGCCTTTTATTCTTGCAGAACAACTTGGACATATTCCGCAGTTTTTTTCTTCTCCGCTATAACACGTTAATGTTTTTGAAAGATTAACCCCCAACTCGATACCGTACTTTATAATCTCTTTTTTTGACATTTTAATCAAAGGAGCATGTACCTGTATCGTATTCAATCTGTTTAGAGAGAGTGTTTTATTATATATTTCTAAAAATGAACTACACGCGTCCCAAAATCCAGAAGTATCATCAGCTAATGCAGCCCCATAGTGTACATCTAGTGCCCCTACTGATTCTGCATAGCCAACAGCTATTGAAAGCATAACCATATTACGATTCGGAACATAAGCTGCATTTTGCGGATGACCAATTACATCCTTCATTTTTGGTACAGCTATACTCTTATTTGTGAGAGCAGATGCTGAAGCAAGCTGACCGTAAAAACTAAGATCTGCAACAATATGAGAAACTATTTTCTGCCCTGTACCTACCCCGATATCGGTTGTGATATCAATTGCTCGTTCTATTTCTTTTTTATGTCTTTGCTCGTAGTTGTATGATAAACAATAAACTTCTTTGTAATGCTTTAAACAGTGATAAAGCACAACCGTAGAATCCATACCACCCGAAAAAACAACAACCGCTTTTTTATCACTCATTAAAGAGTATTATAATTTATTAATAATGTTAATCAAATAAAAAAATGTATTATCTAGTAGCACCCGTTAAACCATCATCGTCATCACTTTCATCATCTGTATAACCTTTAGACGATTCAATATCATCCCATTCTTGTTTTTCGTGAAATTCGAGTTCGTGTTTTATATCTTTTATTAGAGAATCGATTAATGATTTTGCTTGATTATTATTTTGCAAGATTGTGATTACAGCTTGCTTAAACTTGTTTATTGTTCCGCTTTTTTCTGTTTGAGAAACAGGTAACTGTAAGATTTTTCTAAAAACATCCGCTAGATATTCTTGCTCGTTTACATCGATTAATGATTGTAGTCTTTTCCATAACGCGGGCCCAATCATAATATCAAATGTTTCTGACTCTAATTTATCAGTGTTTTTTCTTGCAAGTAAGTGTTTTTTATAGTCTAACTCACTCTCTACATCCGCAGCGGAATCCGCGATTAATTCAAGAGCAGCTTTTATAATTTCATGCACTAAAACAGGAAAGACAACTCCTTGAGCACGTATAACAGGTATGCCATGATTGTCTTCATCAATTTCACTTGCCCCTAGACTGTTATTAGCCACTTGGGCTTCTAACCCCTCAGGCGTCACCCAATAAAGAACATCAATAATGCTCATGAGTGTTGCGTATTTTTTTGCAATACCTGGTTGTATTTGCTCTAGTTCTTGTTGTACTAAACGAAAAGCATCAAAGTAACTAACACTACCGCCTTGCACCATCATATTACTAAATTTACGCTTTAAGATTTCGTCATCTATATTTTGAATTTCATCTGCAGCTTCTAACTCTGCAAGTTCAGTTTTTTCTTCTTGATCTCCTAATAAATTTATAGTAGGGGTACCTAAAGTAACATCAAAAATTATTTCATTTTCATCGTATAATTCTTTAAGTTTTTTAAATTGAGGTAAATCGAGTACTACTTGTACAGCTAAAGTTTCAAGATAGTCTTTATGGGAAGCCTCTGTCCCCACAAATGACTTTATTAATTCTGTAGCACTTTGTAAAACAGGGTAAAGTTCTTGTTGTGTTTGAAATGTTTTATCAGTTAATCTTTCAAGTTTTTTAATAGCTTCTTTGTATCTTTCAGAAGCTACGTATTCAAGATACCGTTGCTCATCAACCGAGAGTGTAGGCAAGATTTGCTCAATTGCTTCTTCTCCACCTTCTATTCTTTTAAGCTTATCCGGACTTATAAAATTTTTAACATCGTCAAACGACATACCTTCATTTAACGTTTTCATGTTATTTTGTATATTTGCTGAGAACGTGGTTAATGCGTTTTAAACGTTTTTGAAAAAAATCAACCATTTTATCTCCTGTATCAACAGCCTTTGGTTTTGGTTTTTCAAAAGGATTATGACCCGGTCTTCTAAAAGGATTTGGAGATTTACGCGGAGCTTGAGGCGTTGAAGGTGTAGCTGGTTTTACTGGTGATATAGTGGTTTCTTCAATATTTTGAAGTATTTCGTTTAAAATCTGCTCGAACTTTGTCATAACTATATTTATATTAAAGGGCAGAATATTCTTGCTAGTTCCAGGTAGATGTAGTACTATCGTTTACATGAACATCATAACAACCACTACAAATAGTTTTACCACTCTTTCTGACGTAAAAATACCTTCTGCGTTTTTTCACCGATTTAAAACTGGTAATGAAGAAATTGATGAAGTTTTTGGTAAAGACGGTTTCGTGCCTGGGGCTACATACACTATAGCCGCTCCTCCAGGATCTGGTAAGACGACTATGCTTTTACAAACCCTGGAACATCTACAAGCAAACGGGAAAAAGACAGTTTATGTATCCGGAGAGGAAACAATTTATCAGCTGGCTTTTACCTGTCAACGAATCAACGTTAAGAACGTTGCTGTTGCGAATATGGTTATTATTGAAGATATTTTTGAAGAAGTTAAAGCAAATAACATCGATATGATTGTTTTAGATTCATTACCCGCTTTAAGATCTAAAGAGAAAATATATGGCCGCCGTTTAGAAGAATATCTTTCAAACTATATTTGCACTAAAGCTAAAGAATTGAACTGTGTTGTTATCATAGTGCTCCACATGACTAAAACAGGTACCTATAAAGGTACTACACTCTTGCCGCATTCAGTTGATTGTAATATCTTGATGAAATGCAATCAACAAGACCTTAGTGTGAGAGAGATACAGGTGACCAAAAACCGCTTTGGCCCGCTTTGTGAAACGGCGTTTCGTATGACCTCGACCGGGTTTGACTTTGCGAAAGTAGATTTAACAACCATTGCAGAAACTTCTAATACGGATCAGAAAAAAAGTAAAACAAAGACATATGAAGACTTGCTTCTAACTAAAATTAGTGAAGCAGGTAGCATAGATCTTGCACAAGCAACGCAAATACTTGATTGCGCGCTTAAAGCCCAAAACACGCTTAGAAATTTGATACTTAAAGCCAAAGTAAATAAAATTGGCCGTGGGCAGAGCGCATCGTGGAAGCTTGCACCTATAGCATAACTCTATATAATATTGTATAAAGTTATGCTAAACACAGTACAGAACGGTAAAGGTTCAAAGCCAAGACCGGTGGATAAAAAAAAATATGATCAAAATTTTGATAGTATTAAGTGGAAAAACAGTAACTCCAAACCATTAAAAAAAGAAAAGAAAAAATAAATTTTATAACTTTAACATACGTAGAGAATAAATACTATGTGAGAGTTCCATTTCGAATTACGTATTTTGGTTATACATGTCGGGTGTCACGCGTTAAAAATAACGTTATAAAAATAGCGATTTTAGAACTACCATACGGTACACAAAGAGTACCGAACGATTTAAAGAATAAGATATTCTACTATTTACAAGAAGAAGGTTTTATTGATTACACTACTGATTTATTATAAGCAGCTCTGCTTATCGTAATCGTACTCGCTTACTTTCAAGACATTTGATATACCATCTGCGCAAATAGCGATTTTGTGAATAGCCCAGGTTTCAGGTTTATGACCGTTTTCTAAAAAATCGTGTAATTTTTTTGCAGCCATAAAGATACTATAAAGATTTGTTTTAGTCATTTCAATTTCTTCACAATTTTCTTTTGTAGAAAGTGTAACAACCGGGATAATAGACGGGGTAACAGACTGATCGTGATTTGTTTGCATTGAGGTCTCATTCCCCTGTATGTCTTCTTCAGGGGTAACTAGCCTTTTAACTACTTCATCGTAAGTGTTTGAAATATCAGTGCTATTCTCCTCAGGAGATACTTCTTCTGGTTTTACACCTTGCATTTTATCGCTCAATGTATTTACATTATGCGTATCCCCAACCTGTCTATATGGAACTCTTGGTGGTACGTTAACAGTTTTTTGAGTTGCGGATATATAAGCCTCTTGAAGCAGTTCAGTGTCCTTATCAGGTATCATATTTTTATTTAATAAATTTTACCGTATTTCTCTGTATTTGAGGTAAAAAGCATAAATAACATGTAGTAATATGGGACAAGAGTTTATTCTGCAACCACAAGCTTTTTACTCTCACGTAGAGTTTTTAAGCGGTGATAGCTTAACAGCAAAAAATATTAATACAACAACAATGTTAGCTTCAGCGCTAACAGCTGTAAGCTATGTAGGTAAGACGTTTAGCTCTGGTTCAACGGGTATTTCAGCTGTTTTTCAAGGGGCATTTTATGGCTGGGGTTGGGATCTTGATGGAGTTGATAAAAGTCAACCAACAATCAATACTTGGGTACGAGCTAATACGTCTATTGCTACAGGCTTTAATATTTTATCAGCAAACCGTGTTCACAGTCAATTTTTCGGATCAACAGGTTTTCATGTCACGTCTGCTGTTACTATATCAAATAATTTTACTTTAGGTAGCGCTACATTTCACGGCGTCTATTACGGTGATGGTTGGAATCTTGAAGGAGTTGATAGAAGTCAACCTGTAATCAATACTTGGGTACGAGCTAATACGTCTATTGCTATAGGTTTTAATGTTTTATCAGCAAACCGTGTTCACAGTCAATTTTTCGGATCAACAGGTTTTCATATTACATCCGCGGCTGAAATAAACACTAATACAGCTTTAGGTAGCGCTACATTTCACGGTATTTTTTACGGTGATGGTAGAAGGCTCTTAGGTTCAGCTTTTGACCAAGACGTAATTAACTCTTGGGTACGTGCTAATACCGCTGTTGCAGTTAGATATACCACATTATCAGCTGATCGCATTCATAGTAGATTTTTTGGATCAACAGAGTTTTTTGTTAATTCAGCGGCTGAAATAAACACTAATACAGCTTTAGGTAGCGCTACATTTCACGGCGTCTATTACGGTGATGGTTGGAATCTTGAAGGAGTTGATAGAAGTCAACCAGTAATCAATTCGTTTGTAAGACAGGTAACAGCTTTTGAATCTCCAGGTATTACATGGAAGAGCAATCCTTCCTCTACTCAAAATCAATGGTACACAGTAGCGTACGGTAACGGTGTATTTGTAACGCTTTCTTTAGATGATACGCCTTCAGGAAGCGGAAACCAAGCAATGACGTCTTCTGACGGAATCAACTGGATAACAAATACAGTATTACCCGGGCAAACAAAGGTTTGGTACTCAATTGCCTTTGGTGGCGGGCTATTTGTAGCTGTTGGTGCAGGTGGGGTTATTGCAACATCTGTAGATGGAGTTAATTGGATCCAACGTACACCGCCGTTTACAAACATTGTTTGGACGTCTGTCATCTATGGAGATGGAAATTTTGTTGTAGTTGGTCAAGGTGCAAATACCACTAAATCAATATATTCAAAAGATGGAGTTATTTGGACACCAGCGACAACAACAGTTGGTGGAGCGTGGACGTCTGTAGCGTATGGTAATGGTTGTTTTATAGGGGTAGGGGGAGTAACTGGTGCAAACTCTATTAAAAAATCTACAGATGGTGGTAAAAATTGGACAATAGTCGCACCTCCCGCTGGTTCCCCGCAGGATTGGACTTCTGTTACTTACGGTAACGGGTTGTTTGTAGCGGTTTCTCAAGACGGTTTAACGTCAAGAGTTATGACATCTACAGATGGTAATTCGTGGGCTCTTCAATCTACCCCTCTTCGAGCTTGGTCTAGTGTGGTGTATGGAAATGGAATATTTGTAGTGTTTGCACTTACAAGTAACAGACTGATGACCTCCTCGGATGGGGTAACTTGGACTGAGCGTTTAATTTCTGCTGAAAATAATTTATGGAGTGATGGAGCTTTCGGTAACGGTATTTTTGTTGGTATATCCCAAGATGGGGTTAATCGAGTAACATACTCAGGTCGACAAACCAGTAACAATGAACCCAACACGAATATAAAACATGGAGATTCTGTTCTTTATGGCAACTATACGGTCTCCGGTACAATTAGCTCTGCTCTGAGCACTAGTAACAGTGTTTCGTTTGTAGTTGAGCAAAACAATGTTTTAGCAAAAAGGTTTTTAGAGCTTTCTATTATACCGCAATATACATTTACAAAAAATTTAACAGTATCATTAGGAGGTACAAAAACCTTTGGTCGTTACGTTAACGGCGACATAATACTTTCAAATGGCAAAACGGTTGCAGAAGTTTTAGAAACTGCTTTAATTGAACCTATCACCCCGGTCGTTTCAATGACCAGAAATTCATCACCAGCTGTTCCGCCTTTTAACACAACAACAGCTTATAGTCAAAACCTTACAACGTTCTATCAAATTTGCAGTTTAGGTTCAACCGTTGCAATGGCTTCAGCAGAATTTCGTAGACATACCACCGGGCCATTTTCAACATGGACAGCAATATCTTCTGTTATCTCAAACGCCCCTCTATCAGGCACGTTTACCCATCTTTATATAGACCCACTATCTTTTTCTGGTAAAACCACTTTCGGGGGTGCAACTGAACCTTTACAATATAGATTCACAGTAACAGATACTGCTGGAGCTACAAGAACCGTGTTCACTAATATAAGCCCTGCAGATTATTCAACTCCTTCTCTTAGCCCGTCGTTAACACCTTCCGCAACCACTCGTTATAGAGGGGATCTTTCATCTACATATTCTGGTACACTTACCCGTAATAGCGCGAACGTATCATTAAACACGTACAAAATTCAAAGAGAACTAACTAACGGAAATAGTTGGACAGATATTACACCCGCAATTAATATAACCACAAATCCAGCCTCTACAGCTATAAGTTTATATCATTTTGATCCAGCCACGGTTAATTCAGCCCATTTACGTTTTAGAACAGTGTATACAGATGATTTCACTTCTTATTTAGTACTATCTCCGCAAGTAGTTACAAGCTCAACGACAACAAATATTGTCTTTAGACATAAAAACGCGGTATTTCATAGCTCAAATGCTTCTTTAACTGTGAGCGATATTGATGCAGTACCGTTGGTTGGTTCAGATATAGTCTTAGGAGCAAGACTTATGGACGCAAAAGCAAGAGGTAGTGTTACAAACCGAATACTTGTTTCACCTACACCAACTGGTAGTGAGTATACATATTACGTATATGCCGCAAGTGAGCCAGATGTATCAACTATAATACTTGATGGAGCTACAAGTATATACACAGACACCGGTGGCGGGGCATGGTTTAAAATGGCAGATGTAACTGGTTTAAATATACACGGTGCTACAGTTACATATAAAGTCTACAGAACAAACAGCACAGGCTCTTTTGCTACAGGTCAAACACTATTTTTTACATAATTTATGCCACTTAATTATCCAGATGTATTACAACGGGCGAACACAACTCGTCATATAGCGGATTCTGATTTCATTAAAGGAGGTATTAGAACCGCTGTACCTAATTTAACAGAGCTATTTAAGTTAAGCGCTGTTGGAGAAAACGTAGTTGACGGTCAACTTAAGAACTATGCTACAAAGGTTTGGGTTCAGTCTGAGAAAAAGTTTTACACATTAGTTGATATAACAAGCGCCCATCGTATAGAGGGCTGGAGTTCTGATAATTTGTATGTTGATACGAATTTTTTAAACATTAGTGGTGGTACAGTTTACGGAGACACTCTTTTCACTCAAAATGTTTCTATTAGCGGGGTATTAAGAAATGTTTCTAGCACCGGGTCGTTAATGACGGTATTGGTGAGCGGTTCTTTATCATCCACTAGTGTTTTGTTTGCTTCAGGCGGTAATAGCGATAATTGGAATTCAGTTTACACAAATGTACAGAGCAATTCTGGTATTTGGCAAAATGTAGGTAATCTTGTATCTGATTTATCTGCTGATATGCCTGGAGGAACATGGACTGCTGTTCCTAGTGCTTTTTATACAACAAACTGGAGTAATGTTGTTTATGGTAATGGAATATTTGTTGCTACTCATTTTGGAAGCCCAACGAATTCATTAGTAATACCTAATAATAACAGATGGGCTGTTTCTTATGATGGTTATAACTGGTCATCAATAAATGCTCCAATGTCAGCAACTAATATACTTGTTTATGGTAATGGAGTTTTTGTTGCAGCAAGAAATTTTATTATCGATCATGTTAGTAAGATATTTTATTCCAGTGATGGAATAAATTGGCAAGAAGCAAGAAATATCCCAATAGATGCTAATTTTCAAAAAGGGGTTTATGGCAATGGTAAGTTTGTTTTTATTACAGCCACCGGTGGTTTAGGCGTTAAAACTTTTATTTCATTTGATGGTATTAATTGGACTATATATGATCAAAGTAGTTTATTGGGGAATGTACAAAATCTTAGTTTTGGAAACAATAGATTTATTGCTGTTCTTAGCGGAATTGTGTATATCTCTTCTGATGGTATTAGTTGGACAGAAGTTAATGACAGTTCACCAGCTGGTGCTAATAATTTAATATTTGGAAGAGATAAATTTTTAACTACAGACAGTGGTAACACTATAAATTATAGTTATGATGGTATTACATGGACTTCTACCGGAGTTGTTGGCACAAATGTTAGTTCATTAGTATACGGTAACAATACATTTATTTTAACAAATTGTGATAATACAGATACACCTTCGGCTGTTGCAGTTTCTAAAGATGGTATCAAGTGGAAAACAGTAAGCCATCAACGGACCCCTCGTTGGAGATCTATTGGTTATGGCAATGGTGTATTTACAGCTTTATTGAGCGGTTCCGGTGGAATGTCATCTGGTGGTCTAATAGACCCTCAACTTACCAACTCTAATATTAGACAGGGAAGCAATATTCTTTATGGTAACCAAGTTATTGAACTATCTAACTCTGACACAGCATTAAGAATAACGCAAAACGGCCCTGGGGATGTAATTCGTGTAGAAGATTCAACAAACCCAGATATAACGCCCTTTATTGTTAAGTCTGATGGTAGAACGGGTATCGGTACTACTACACCGAACGAATTTTTAACAGTTGTTGGTAATATTTCTAGTACAGGGGTGATCTTTGCTTCTGGTGGTAACAGTGATGATTGGAATTCTGTATACACTACGGTGAGAAACGCTAGTGCTAGTTATATTGTAGATGGAGGCAATTCCAGAACCGCTAATTTAACCATTGGCACCAATGACAATTATAATTTAACTCTAGAAACCAATAGTACGCCTAGAGTAACAATTCTTAATACAGGTAACGTGGGAATTGGCGCAACAATCCCACAAGCTGCATTAGAGGTCGTATCTTCAACTTTCCCAGTCATTCGTGTAGATCGATCAACAACTAACACTAATCAAAGTAGATCAACTTTTCAAGCATTACATACCACCACAGGCGATATGGCTGATGGTTTTGGGGCTGATATAAGTTTCGCAATCAGAGATAATGCAGGAACTGTTAATGAGATAGCAAATTTTGGAGCAGTGAGAGAAGGTAATGATGATACTGCTGGATCTTTACAATTTCGTACTCGTTTAAACAATATAGCAAGTTTACGGATGGTTGTAAAAAATGACGGAAAAGTGGGTATAGGTACTAATTTACCGAATCAATTACTAACAGTTTCTGGTAATATAAGCTCCACAGACAGCGTATACGGTA